AAACCTGTCCATCATTCGTATTATGCCATAAACCGAGGTAGTTATTCGACTTATTGAACTCGGATTTGTGTTGTTTGAGGTAGGAGGAAAGAATCTCCGAGCCTTTAGCCTCATCGAAGAAATCATCAGCCTTAACTATTGCGGCGAACTTCTTGCCCTTGGCAACCATAAAGCCCCCTTTAGGGCTGGAGCCATCCTTCATATCTATGGTCAAACCACCATCCGCTTTTACTTTATCCAAGGTCGAGCGAACTATTTCAGGGTCTACGGTCACCCCATGCGCCCATGAGCCATGAGAACTTTGGTCATGCTCCCCATGTTTTTTAACATCTTTGGCTCGGGTTATTTCAACATCTCCAAGCATGGTGACAAATCTGCTCATTTATCTAACCTCTGAAAGACTGCAACATCCATTACTTCATCTGTCCCCTCGTTTACTTTTTTATAGCCCATAAATTTTAAGGAAGTCCCTCTTGGAAGTAAAACTTCTCGTTCATTATTGGCTGTGGCTACATTCGTAAACTTGTCTGAAACAGCATTTTTCAAATAATCAACGGCTAAACCTTTGCCTGTTTTAGACTCACTTGGCAAAATAATTGATGCTCTGTCGTCTGTTACTCGAATAAGTTGTAAATTTTGTAATACTTCTAAACCTTCTTTGCTTGTTATATCAACTCTAGTTGTGGACATAAAACCTTTATCGGTTAGTACATCGCCTTTTTCAAGAGTATCAACTAAACTTTTATCGAATACACGAAATAAATTTTTATCACCAAACATATTAGGTGATTGTTCTATTAGTGTATCTAAATTTGATATTCTGTCTTGTATTATTGCCTCTACCGATTCTTCGGGATGCACTACGCCAAATCTTGCGCTGTTGTTCATATCTGCATATCCGTCGCCTGAATAAAAATTAAGTGCCGCTATCTCGCCTTTTGAAATACCGACTGGTTCATTGGTTTTAATTTCAACACCGTAAGTTTCAAAATATCTATTTTGTGCGCTTTCGCCCTCAGTTTCTTCATTAAAGTTACCTGAAGCCCAAGAGCCGTGGCTAGATTGGTCATGCTCGCCATGCTTAACAACACTACTCCAACCTTTTGCATCATCCGTCAAAGAAAAAGAATGGCTGATTTTCATATTATCAGGGGCGTAAGTTCTAGCCATATTCAGCATGGCAGTTGCAATACCTTGGCGTTGGTGTTCTTCATCAACATAAACACCATCTATTATTGAACTGTCTCTACCTTCGGTAGCCAATGAACCGATTTGTTTTCTACCCTCTTTACCACTTGCTAATGTTTTTGGCTCGTAGGCTCTAACCTCAATTATGTTATTTCCTTCAGGTGTTTTAATGTTTTCTTGGGACAATAAATAAGTTTTATTATCTTTTGTTTTATATTTTGCTTCTATTTTTTGATAAAGGTTTTTATCCTCTTCATCATATTTGTCTCTTTCATAATTACCTGTTTTGACATCAGTAATCCGTTCGTGAATTTCTTTTTCTTTTTCGGAACCTTGGGTTGCCCAAGCGCCGTGGTCAGTTTGGTCATGGTCACCATGTTTGAGAACTGGCTTATAGCCAACAGGGAATGTGAGAGTAATACTCATGAGCGTCTCTCAGGTGGAATGATGACCATGGTGCAACGACAATTAGGATGAACTCTGCCTGGGGTCTCATGTCCGCTAGAAAATGTTTCATTCCAGCCAACAACTTCTCCATCTAACTCTGAACAAATATCACAGGTGCGTTCATCTTGAGCAATAATCCACATCTTTTGTGACTCAACATCTACATAACCTTGTTCAGCCGCTTGGTTCCATCCTTCTTGGCGTCCTTCGTTTTGAGCAATTTGAATCTCAGTTCGAGCAATCATTGTTGCTCTTTTACTCTTTAGAGAATCTGAATATCGACTGGCTCTATCCATAGCCTGATTGCGAGCAACTTCTTCTTTTAATCCTCGTTTAAGTAATCTAGCAAACTCATCTTTCTCAAATTTAGTAACTGCATCAGCCCATCGTGGATGAAGTCCAACAACATTTTTAATTCTTCTAGCGGTGGCTCGGTAATCTAATTGCTCATTAAAGGCATCAATAATTGCTCTACGGATTGACTCACGGGTTAATGTGTCAATAGAGGTAATAAGTTCTCCAGCACGGCGACGAGCAAAGGCTAAAGAGTTTGGGTTTGTCTTATTGAAAGACATCTTGAATTCAACTTTAGGTGGCTTAGATTGTGCCCATGCAGGAAGTTTGGTGAACTCCATATTAGCCATAGAGCGTGGATTTGTTATCTTTACTTTGTCAGGGGTAAAAGCAGGTAAGGCTAACTTAGGTGCAATATCTTGAATCTGTTTGATTGCTTCATTGCCACCAATATCAATAGAGTTTAATAAAGAATCTTGAATCTTGCTCTGATTAGCGATTGTTATTGCATTAAGCAATCTATTCAAAACTTCAGGGTCAAGATTGCGAAGCAAACTCTCTAATTGTCTTAAAGAGATTTTATCCGTGGCTCGCTGAATAGATTGATAAAGAGTACGGGCGAGCGCTTGCTCCTCAGGTGTTAAAGGTATGCGCCTAGGTCTTTCGGCTTTCGCAAAACGAAATGGCATTTTTAACCAACTTCAGGGGCGGGTGGATTCAATCCTTCGGGTGTTGGTGGAGGTGGAGGTAATTCTTCTTCACCAGCGCCATCGGCTTCTTCAGGTGCAGGAGGCAATACCGCACCTTCAGGCATTGGAGGCATACCAAAATTTTGTCCATCGTGTTCGGCAGGTGGTAATCCAGCCAAGTCTCGTAGATACTCTTCCAACTTAGGGTCAGGAACAAGAACGCCAACCTGAGCCAAGTTAGAAACAAAGGCTGAGATTTCATTCAAATCAACATGGCTTACTTCGCCATAAGTTAGATAAGGGGCACGGGATGGATTCATTCCGTTAAGTTTTAGCAATCTTGGAATCGCATATTGGTTCATTACCTCAGCGATATTTTTAGCGATTGAATCAACTGCCATTGACCACAAATCCATCTTGGAGGTTCCAAGAGCGTATGAGCCAACTCGGTCAGAGCCAAGAAGAATAAAGTCAGAAAGAATAGACATAGAAATTCTTTGGTCGTATCTTTGAATAATCTTGTCTGTGTCAAACTGACGGCTTCCGCCTGATGATAATAAAACTAAATCAAATACTTTATGTCCAGCATCATCGTACATAGAAGGCATAACAATTCCTTCTTGCTCATTACGCTTAATAGAGGTAACGATATTTTGGATGGATGCTAGAACCGCCGCTTGCTCTGCGGTTGCTGTCGAAGATAAGAACTCAGGTGGTACATAAGCGACTGGCAAACCTGCTAAGTCACGCTCAATACCGATTGCTTCAATCTCTTCAATACGGCGCTTGAAATACCAAGGGCGATAAGCATTACGAAGAATAGAACGACCCTCAGGGTTATTCTTTTGTGAAGATGTACGGAATAACAAAGACTTCTCAATCGGGATAGCGTGAGTTCCGCCCGTTGATGGGTCTACTTGAATCATTCCTTGGATGCCACCATCTTCATCCATCATCCATCTAAATAAAGTTTCTTGGGCACGAATTGGCATTTTGCGCCAGCCGATACGACCATCGCTATGTTTAGAATTTTTCTGTGGGTCGTTTACATCTCCGCCTCGAACTTTGTAAACAATCTCATGATATGAATAACCAAAAATTAACATTGACAACATTTGGGATAGTGTTGAATCCCAAGAATCTGACATATCGTTTAAGCAAGATTCTACGAATGTCGCTACTTCTTTGTCCTCTTTAGTAATCTCTCCATCTTCAGAGCCGTCAGAGAATGGGTCTACACGCCATTCAAGACGAGTAATAACTTTTTCGATTGCGAATAACATTGAGCCGATAGTTGGGTCATTGTCCGCCATCTCTCGGTAAACTCTTGCTCCACGAATACCTCGTAGATTTACTAAGAATTCTTCATATACCGTTCCACCTGAACGGCGTAAACCCGTGGCTCCGAGTTCGGTTAAATCGGGGGTTGGTTTGTCTGCCATCTATACCTCTCGACTACTATTTATCTTTGTTGGCTAATCCAACAACGATAGAAATTGCCTGTTGCTCGTTAAACCCTGCGTTCACCAACTCCGAATATAATTCGTGAGACTGGATAGCAAAAGCCCCGAGCATAGAGACGACACCATCACGGTTCGGCGAAAGGTTATCGTACACCCGTCGATTATACCGTTAAGCGAATTTAGCCTTTTTATTCTCCGTCTAAGACTAACTCAAAAGAGTTTATTCTTTTGGATGTTAGGTCATTAAAAGATTTAAGAGCCAAATCTCTGTCACCAACTTGAGCAAAGAGACGATTCTCTAACTCATTGCCATTGACATCGTAACGGCGGAAATAGATGTGATAAGGCAAAAACTGTTGTGTAATGTTTAATTCAATCTCCACATATTCTTTCGGAGCAATCTCCTTTGAGATATATGGCTTACCGTTTGAATCAACAACAATTTTTGAGCCTTGTAATTTCTCCGTAAAGAAATCTACCCATATTGCCATTTCAACCCCCTTCGAGAGTTTATTAACCCCAATAATACTACATCAGGGTTAGAAAGGGAACGATTCAGGAACCGTTGCGTCGGCTTTCCAAGTAGGGGCAGTCCAAGGGTCTACCTCTGTATCTCCCTCAGCATTACGGCGAACATCGACTACTTGAACTATGTGTCGCTTTAAGTCCACTCCAACATTAAAAGCGGTGACCGTCATCCGTCCTTTTTTCTCACCAGTTTTTTTATCATCCCAAGATTCCCAAACTGCGGTTCCTTGGATAATTACACCCATTCCCTTTTTCAAGGAATCGGCAACATTTTCTGCAAGTTTGTTCCAGCACTTAACCGACCATGGAGTTACATCGGTATTTTCCCAAGTGCCATCGGGTTTTTTCTGTGACTTAGAAGAGATGATTGTGAATGTTGCCATTGCTTTACCGTTTGGAGTAAAGCGCAACTCAGGGTCGCTCGCTAAGTTTCCTGCTATTGCTATTGCTGTCATGCTGTGTGCCTTTCATTGGTTATTGGTTTGGCGATTATGTTTAGTTTTTTTCTCATTATGTCTCGCTGATTTAGTGTTGTTCCACCCCAAATCCCTAACACTTTGTAATGTAACGCATAGGTAAGACATTCCTCTTGCCAGTAGCATCCCTTACAAATTTTCTTTGCTATTGCATATTCGGTACTAACTCCTCCATCATCATTCGGGAAGAAGTAATTCGTCTCGATTCCCCAACAACTCGCTCCCTCGAACTTCCAAGGCATAACTATTTTCTTCAATAGATTCCTCTCCAACAACTAAACGGTTTGGGGAATAGGCATCTAACTTAGCCAAAATTCTTCCGTTGCGCCACACCTTTCCAGCAACAATTCCGTCATAGTGATTAGTCTGAGGCTGAACTAGAGAGTCACACTCTTGCCAAAATTTACATCTTGCACAATATGAAAGTGCGGGTTGGGCTAAATCAATTTGATATTGGTCAAAGAGCCAAGGGTCGGCAGAGCGACATGGAGCATCATTAACAAAATCAGGTAAACCCATGTTGAAATTCTACTGCTTTATTTGTCAGAATCTTTTATTACTGTCTTGCGTGTTGCCCATTCTCCAAAGCGCTCTTTGATTAAATCGTTAAGTAAATCTTGTCTCTCTTTTTCACTCATCACTTGGTTTGTCTCTGAGTCCGACATCATCATTGCCCTCCCAATTCTTTAGCCCGTGATGAACTAATCCCAAGTGTCGCCAATCAGGATTTTGGTCATCGGCAAGTGTTAGCGTCCAATAATCTTTTTCGCCCTCGCCCATCCATTCAGAAACTAAAACCCATCCTGTACAGATAGCGGGTTCAATAAAAGCGATGCGCCCGATTTGAGCGAGCGCATCGTCAATTAGTGAAGGCTTCTTTTCTTCTTCCATTCAGGAAGGTTAGTACCAAAAATTTCTTTCCCAAAAACGCCACGCCGAGCAGGGATTGGAATATCGATGCTCGATATAAACCAGTCCACGGGTTACTTGCTCCTCAACTGTTAGGTCAGGGTCAAGTCCTAGTATCTGTGGGATACCGCCAGCATGAAGTTTTTCTTTACCTTGGTACACGGGTTGTTTATTGTAAGCATCGGGACGCCAGTTTGACTCTTTTGTCCAAAGCGATAGCAAACATTCCCATTCGGCAGGTTTTTCCCAACCGTAGGCACTTAGTCTTTTCTGAGCAAACTCTTTAGCCGCTTCAGGTGTCCGTTCAACCAGTATTGGTTTCATAATAACTGGCTTATCTTCAGCCCTTGCTACTGGGTCGGGCGGGATGTGGAACGGATTGATAATGATAATTCCAAGAACGAAGATGAAACTTGGAATTGGTTTGAAAATGTTTTCATAAAATCGCATATTCCTCCATTGTTAGGAGTGAACATTTATTCGTTACTGGTTGTAACGCTTCTATGTTGCCAGTATCGGACTGACCTCACTTTTAGAAGTAGGTGTTTTGCGACCTGCAATTAGGGTACATCATCAAGATGAATGACTGTCAAGGATATTAGGGCGCTCGGTGGGGGCGCACTTACATCGTGCTTGAGAGAGGACGGACGCACGACTGGCATCAACCCCACCGAACTTGGGTACCCGTGTAAAGAATACCCTACAAATATCGCAGAAAGGTT